TAGTTGTATGATTAGTAGCCCACACTGGAATCGGTGCGGCGTCTTGTTTTTATCTTTGGTCTTGGCTTTTTCCTGTTGTACTCATCGCCCTTGTATCCTTGGGCAAACTGCCTGAAAGAGTCAGCGCCTTCAGTATGTATATTCTTCACTGGCTCATCAGTGAATCTATTTGCTGTCTTATTCCATCGCTTGCAGTAACCGTCGAGGTGGATTATACCCTCTTTGCACTCAACCTCATCAAACCAGCAGGTAGAGAATGCATCTCTTGTGATCTGGATGCCTTGCGATAGATTGGCGATAACGTCAACCTTCTCCAGATTTGATAGCCCTAGCTTTTGCAGCATCTTGTATGGAGCTATGTTCTCGTCTGCACCTTGGCGAACGTGCCATGCATCATGCGGCAGGTAATGAGCGCCCCAGACATAGCCTTTCTTCTGTAGCTCGGTAACGTAGTAGCTGTAAGGTTCGCCCCAGCCTTCAACAAACCCTATAAAGTTATCATATTGCCCTATTCTTTGATGCAGCCAGATAGCCGTACCATCACCATTACCGATATCCCAGAACGTATTAACCTGATGCCCAGGCCGGAAGGGAACTGATGTAATCCTTCCTTGTTTACGTGCTGCTGTCATCTGAACAGTGTAATAGCATCCCTCTTTGGATTGCTGGAATGCCTCTTTTGACGTGGATGGGTACTCTTGCCACATCATTTCACTAGCACCAGAAAAGGTAGAATCCCTCTCTGCACACCACCAAGCTCGCTGATTAATGCTGAGTGTAGTACCTGCTTCGACCTCTACCTCATCAAAGTACTCGTTATCTTTGTCTGTAATTATTACGCCTTCAGGTTCAATAGCGTACTTAGGTTCGATCCACCAGGGAAAGAAATTAAACTTGTAGTCTTTCTTGCTGAGCTTCTTACCGGATATCTTCATTTGCTCAGAACGTTGAGACATATCGTAGAATGCTCCCTCTTGGCCTTCAGCAGTTGATTCTATGATCAGTACGCCATTGCCAGGAACAGCAGGGATTGAGCCTGTGATAACCTCTTTGGCCTTAGCTGGGAATTCGGCGCAGATCTTGCCAAACTCCGATACGTGCAAATATTGAAGTGTACCGGATCTAGCAGAGGTGGCCACCCGTATGGAGCTGTTGTTATGAGCGAATAGTAATTCCTGCGCACTATCTCTATCGAGCGGCATAGCTTCAAGTAGTGATGCTGGCAGGTTTAGGTAGGCAAACTGTACCTTATCCCTGAATATAGCCTCTGCAATCTCCCTAGCCTGGGCGACAATAGCAGCACGAACATTGGCCCTAAATAGGCAACAGTCTAAGAAGTAGATAGCTATGAGAGTAGTGAAGCCCAATTGTCGGGCCTTGAGTATGATATTGCGGTTATGCAGGTTATTGAGTAGCTGCATTTGAGGGACGTTAGGCTTGAATGGGATAACTAGCGAGTCTTCACCGTCATCGTCATCGTCACCCTTTATCATAATCTTGTACAGATACCCACTGCATAAGCGCCACATAGGATCAGATAGGCATTCCTTCAGCTCTTCTTGAGTAGAAGGAACCTTATCGAAATCAATCATTCTTGGGCTCTAACGTAGTACCGGATATCTCACCGAGCAGCACAGTCAACGGATTGCCTTCCTGCCCTCCATGATTAAGATCAACCTTGTCACCGTACTTCTTAGGTTTGAGTTTTGATGCTGCCCACTTGCGAACGTCTACCCTAAGCTTTGCATGGTTGACGCTTACTGCATCTTTGACCATGACTGGCTTACCATCTATCTGTAATGGCAGGCCATCTACAAGCAATGGCTGTTCTACTTGGTTGTCAGCAATATCAAGCATATCCTCTACCAGTGCGTCTGCTGATTCTCCCTTAGCTTTCGCGTATTGCTCTGAAAATGCTTCGTTCTCGCTTAACCACTTAAATAGTGTGGCCATGCAAGGCATAGCATCATCTCTACTTACTGATCGCATGGACTCACCACTAGCAAGTCTTTCACATATACTGTAGCTTAGTTCTGGCGTATAGAGTGTTGGCCTGCCTAGCGGGGTTTTACCCTCTTCTTTCTTAGGCATAGTTACTCCTTTCTTGGTTGTTGTTAATATGACAACTTATTAGGTTGTTGTCTTAGTATACAGTATTAATTCATATAGTTGAGAGTGCTAGGCTTCCTCACTCTCAAGCAAGTCCTCTATCTCTCCCATTAGGCAATAACCGTCACAGTCTGCCTCGTCCCAATGTGCTGTAGTTTCCAGTGGGCTTAGGGTGTACGGGCTTTCCTCACACTTCCTAAGTATATCAAGTGTAGCTTGGAGTAGTATTGTCTTTCTGTCTTCGTTCATAATTTTCACTTTAGTCGCTTAAATAGCTCTGTTACTCCAAGCCAGAATAGCCCTATAAATACCATTGCCCATCCATAAGGGTTCTCTATGTCTATATGGAAATAGATGAAGTTGGGGATTGCAAATAGTAGGTAACTAGCTATTACATAGATAATTGCCTTGTCTTGTAGGTGGTCTGCAATACTAGTTATCACCCTTCATGCCTCCTGTACCTAATACCGTTGCTGTCGTAGTTGTATGGTGTTGGCCTAGATTCGGTTAGAACCCTCTCATATATCCCGCGACAGTTCTTAGCTGCGAACCTTAGTACGTCTTCTAGGTCTATTGTACACACATCAGAAATAATGCAGGTTAACTCAATACATGCCCGATCATCGTAGCTCTCAAAATGAGCACCGGCATTGTAGCTAGCCTCAATATCACAGTTAATATTCCCTATATCTTTATCGCACTCGTTTATATTTGGCTTTCTCATGGCGACCTCAGTAGTTCATTTTCCTGCGCATCAGAGCATCACAAACTTTGCATACGCTCTTTTTCTTGCCGTACATTGCAATCTTCTTTGTTTCCAAGCATTTAACACACTGCTTTTGCTTTGGTTTTTGCTTTGGTGCGACCTTTTTAGGTTGCTTTTTGGGACTATCTTTAATGCCGGTAGCGCCAGGAGCTACTACCTCTATGATACCACCATTGGTGATAAATTCACGTTTTAACCTGTCTATCTCTCCCTGCGCTTCATCATGTAATTGTACTGCTTCTGTCTTTTTGCGTGATGTTGCGACTTGGAAAGGTAGCATATTATCCTCTTACTCTATGTCCACATTTGACACAGCACCATGCCCATATAAACCCTTGCGAATGCTTGCCTTTGCAGTCTGTAGCCCACGATACCCGTCTTGGCTGTATATGCTTGTGCTCGCAGAACATTAGATTGCTCATTCTACCTCTTCATAGATTCTTTTCTGCTCTTTTTCCATGTCACTCATCTTGACCGCAGCCTCGTACAATGTTAATTGCCCATCATAACAGCTTCTACCATCTCCAAGATTAGCGCAAATATTAAAGCTCCCATCTTTTTCGCGAGTTATCACATACTCTCTTTGACCTATTCTTGAATTCTGCCTGCGTTCATACCTACAATACGCATCCCACCCAGGGAATAATCTATTAAGAATGAAATTGAGCATTACTTTATACCTATATCCTTTAGTATCATGTCTATGTTCCAATATAGCCGATAGCAGAAAAAGGACTAAGCAACTCTTTCCCGTTAATGAATACCATTTCGCCGATCCACTGGTTTGTTTTAATGTTGTCTTTCAATCCCTTCGGTATCTGCGCGTGGTACTTCTTTGGAAGAAACAATATGTCGCCTTTATCGATATCAAAGCCATGCTCCTTAAATAACTCTCTCCACGGAGCCTCTTCAATAGATATGATCTCATCCATTGCCTTGCGAAGGTCTTCAATAGAAAAGCTGGTTTCAGGAGTGTCTTGGGGTACCAACCCTGAACAGGTAAAGAAGTTATCCTCCATGAGCTTCTGTATTGCTTTCAGATCTATCATTCTACCTCCGTGATTTCCAAGATGGTCTTCTCTTCCTTGCTTTTGTATTGCTTGTACCGGACTTCTTCGACGAACTTGGCCGAATCATCTTGAAGTATTCCGCCTTTGACGACTCCATCAATAAAAGCTTTTGCTGATATTCCGTCTGGGTCAGCAAGCCTTTT